GGGCAAGTTTTGCAATCTATTTCGTTTTCTACTGAAGTGTGTTCACCCCCATTGTTAATTACATAAAGGACATGAGGTACTCTAGCTATGGGGAATTTGTCCGCTATTTGCATAAACAAATCCCCGTCTTCGCAAGTTTTATCTAGTTTTCTGTTGTATCCTTCAGTATTTTCATATGCTTTGCGAGTGTACATCCCTAGAGAACGCCACCCGTGGTAGGCCAAATTTGGGTTTGGGTCTATGTTTTTCAGATAATCAAACACACCCCCTTCTTCATCTCCATACCCCATATCGCTGTAAGCAAACCCTAGCTCCGGGTTTTTTAAAAAAGTTTTAACCATAGTGGCTAGAGCGTGCGGGTATATGTAATCGTCACTATCTACATGACACAACAGATCGCCTGTCATAAATTCAGCCGCATTTGCTCTGCTTTTTGGAGAACCTAGGTTACTTGAGTTTCTATAAACCTTTATTCGTTTATCTTTTTTAGCCAGTAGTTTAGCGATTTCATAAGTAAAGTCAGTGGAACAATCATCTAATATGATTAACTCCCAGTTTGGGTACGTCTGACTCAATACACTATTTACAGCCCGTATGAGAAGCTTGCCTCTACCAGTGTGACACAAGGTCATTATAGAGACTTTAGGTAGCTTTAATTTTCCCACTATGGCGTATTTTCCGTTTTAGCTAAGTCAAGTATTGCTTTGGCTTCATCCAAATCTTGTTTTGCTTTGGCTTGTTCCATTTGCGAAGCAATACGTGCAGCTTCAATAGTAGCAGTATTATCTGCTTTTTCTTTATCTAATTTAAGTCTTTCTGCATCTAATGTAGCATCAGCTTGGTCTTTTTGAGCCTTGCGCTGTTGTTCTGCGACTTTAAGCTGCAACTCTTGTTGCTTCATCTGGAACACAGGGTCTTGTGCCTGTTGTTGTGCCTGTTGCTGGGCAGCAGCCTGTTGTTTCTGCTGTGTAAGTTGTTGCCCAGCTTGTGCCATAGTTTGAGAAAGAAGTTTCTCCATTTCTTCTGGCATCTCTTCGTCTGGTGGCGGTAGCTCCACACCAAGCTTTGCTGCTATCTGCTGTCTGTAGCTGAACCCTACATGCTCTGCAATATGAGCCTGTAAAGCTGCCATTTGTTGTTGTGCAGCGGGGTTTTGCCCAATAAACGCCGCAATTTGCGGGTCTTGCAGGAAGGCTTGGTGCGTAGCGATATGCGCGTCATGGTCTTGGTAAATAAACGCCTTCATCGGCTTACCAATAAGCGCCGCCATGTTCTCACTAACCGGATCAGACGGCTTAATATCATCTTTAGTAGGTACAAGCTTATCTGCATCCTTGACTCCCAAAACCTCGATCATCTGCCGGTGTAACTGAGGCAGGTCGTATATCTGTGGGGTAGCCTGTGCCATTTGCAGCACGGCTTGGTATTGCACAACTCTTTGTGCCATCGTGCTGCTGTTGGGGTCGCTGACAGGAATTACTTCCACCATGTCGTAGTCCATACGGCGGGCACGGGCTTCGGCACGGTCAGGCGTGTACATGTACTCATCTGGCGCATACTCAGCGATGATGGCCCGCAGCAGCTTGAACTCCTGCTTCATGGCGTAATGGACACGGGCTTGCACCGCAGCCATAGGCTTGAGAGTGCGCTCCAGTAGAGCGAGTGTGGTACCGACAGGCGCGTTGGCGCTCATGTCAGAGATGTTCATGTCACTGATCGCCCCCAAACGTCGGCCTTCTTCAGTGATCTGCTTGAGTAATGCAAGAAGTGTCTGACTAGGCTCCTTGTAAGGGAGCGTCATTATGTTTTCTTTGATACTACCGGAGGGCACGTCCACATCACGGAACTCGCCGGGGCCGATGGGGGTATCGTCTCCTTTGACCCGTAAACCACGGGACTTCAAGCCCCCCGGCAGATTCGACAATGTACCAGCGTCAACTAATTGACGGATCAGGGAGGTTCCAGCTTTGGCATATCCACCAATAATGTGAATTAAACCAAGACCATAGAAGCCAAAGCCCGGTACGTAAGAGTAGTGGACAAAATGTTGACGCTTGAGCGTCAAAGGATCGTCAGGGTTCCAGTTACGGCGAATAGCCAATACAGTCCCTGTACCCTGTTCAATAGTCACGACATAGGGTTTTGCTATCTGTAGCCCATCCTCTTCCTCATCAACATCATCAATAATGAGGTCTGCGTGGACTTCTAAGATCGTATAACGGTCGTCAGCGTTGAGGGTGTACCCCCCTTCCTCTGCTTTTTTCTCTTCTATATCAGTGTGATAGGAGACAGGATCGCCTAGTTCTTCTTCTCGATAGAAGCCCGCCGCCTGTAATTTGATGAGTTCGTTCTTTGTTTTACGCATTACGTGGGTAACGCGCTCGGCTGTCTCTATGTTAGACGCGCCATACGGGACGATCATGTCCTCGGCGGGGATATAGATGGCAACCTGTCTGCCAAGATTGGGGTCGAAATAAACCTTTTTAAACGCAGACCCTGCAAGACCAAGAGAGTAGAGTAACCGCTCATGTTCGGGACGATACTCAACCATGACATCCGTTAACTCATAGTTCATATCTGTCCGAACTCGAAGGGCAGCGTCTTCTTTCTCTTTGGTTACTTCTCCAAGTATCTTGGTCTTGACAGGGCCAGCGGCTGGGAAAGTTTCACTCATCGCTTCAGCTTGGAAGCGGATAGCGGCTTCAGCTAGGACGTTGGAGTACACACCACAGGCGTCTTCCCACGGCTCAACCCGCTCTTCGTATTTGAAGCCGAGCACATCCAACCCCTTTACAAACGAGTCTGCCCATTCTTTTCTGCTGGATGTGTCGGCCTCAACATGACCTATAAGCTCTGACGACAGTTCTGTCAAGGTGCCATCGTCCAAATATTCTGCGAGGTTCGCATCGAACGGTGCGCCCATCGTCTCTTCCATACCCTCTTCGGGTACCAGAGTAATCTCAACACTGCCGTCGTCCAGAGTCACCATGTCAGGGTTGACAATGCCGATCTCCATCTCGGAGGTCTCTTCTTCAACCTCCATGCCTTCTGGAGTTACATATAAACTTTTCTCAACAGCCATCAGTAGTACCCGCCTCTACGTTGCTTGAAGTACTGCACCTCGTCTGGCTCATCTGTGGGTAGTCTGATAAACCCACCCTGCCTGAACCGCATAAGTGCCATTACGGTAGAATCCACCAAGTCGTCGTTTGACATGAAGGGAAACCCAGCGATCTCCTCCACGACCTCCTCCGCCCAACGTGTTTGAGGAACCCAAACTAATCCCGACTTTATTATGTCCGCCACAGAGTTAAGACGAGCCATCTTATCACCCGAACCCCGATGCGGTGTATATTCTTGCACAACCAAGCCCATTCTGCGAAGTTCTTGATATAGTGGCGTCCCACTGCCTTTTTTCTCCACAATAAACGAGTCCGGCTCCCACTCCAGATACTGCTCGTGGGCCATCTCCTTCAACTCCGGAAACTCCATCCGCGCCTTGATACTGTTGAGCAGTATTATCTCGTAGCGGTCTTCCTCATCGTTGAAAAATACCCCCCCTGTGGTCAGCGCTGTGTAGTCGGCACGATTGTGCTTTTCCGCTGCGGCGTCCAAAGACATGATCATGTACTCACAAGCCGGTGGGTGCTCCTCCTCCCACTCTTTCCACCACTCTCGTTTGACCAGTGCAGCCTCTTCAGCGGTGGGAGTTTGTTGATACTGAGCATTCCACTGGAACAACGGCATGGAAGCCTTAGTGCGGTGCAGAGCGTCAAGGTTAAAGAACTCAGGCCAGAGGGGTTTTTCGATGAGCTTGGGCACGGAGGCGTTGGGGTTGTTTTTACCCCCCTTCTCTTCAACCTCCAATATAGCCGGGAACTCCACCACCTCGTACTTATCCGCCAGTTCGTTCTGCGCCATGTCCCGCGTCACGCGGCCTGTAAGGTCATCCAGATGCCATCTGGTCTGTATGATAGCGACCCGCCCTCCGGGCATCAGACGTGTACGGGCACCGAACGTGAACCACTCGTACGCCTTATCAAACACATCGAGGTTGCCGTTGATGATGTCCTGTTCGTTGTGCGGATCATCTACGAGGAGTAAGTGAGCACCACGTCCTGCAAGGGCCGAACCGACACCGCAGGCGAAGTACTCTCCACCTTTGCTCGTGTTCCAACGCCCTGCTGACTTACTGTCTATGGCAAGTTGTGTATCAGGGAAGATTTCCTTGTACTGGTCTGTAGAGATCAGGTTCCGCACCTTCCGGCCAAAGTCCACGGCGAGATCGGTAGTGTGAGATACCATCAGCACCTTCTTATCGGGGTTTTTGCCCAAGAACCATGCGGGGAAATAGATAGAAACAAGCTGAGACTTACCGTGTCTGGGCGGCATATTCACGCATATACGGTCTTTTCCCGTATTCTCCAGCGGCTTGCCGTCGTAGTTGTACTCCCTGCCCTGCTCAATCTCCATCAGCAGGTCGCCCAGTATGCGGTGGTGCTTGCCCACCTTGTAATCCGGCTGCATAGCACAGCAGAAAGCAATCAGATCATCGCGTGCAGCCTCGATCTTCCGCTTTTTCTCGTACTCATCCAGTGTTTTGAGCAGTTCTTCCTGCTCTTCCGGTGTGTAGGAGTCAATATTGGCTAGGAGAAGCTCGATGTCCTCCGCAGAGAACTCGAAATCGTCCTCCAAAACCGCTTCTTCAGCTAGATTTTGCCTCATAGACCCCTTCGGCGTTCTGTTTAAGCTCCAATAGGCGCTCTTTCAGCTTATTTTTGATGTCGTCAGCGTTCTGGTGGGTGATTGTCACCTCTTTCTTCTCGGCAAACAGCCCGATTTCGTTAATTTTGCCCAAAAACTGTAGGGCTTGGAGCCGAATCCGTGCGTCTGAGTTCTCTGTCTCCAGAAGAAGTTTGTTAATCACCGTATTCTTGATGTCGTCAGGGGTGGCATTCAGCGATCCCCCGTACTCTTCCAATATGTTGTACGCCTCAAGCAGAGATACGGTAGTAGAAGAGGCTCGTTTGCCCTTCTTGTTTTCCGCTGGCTTATCCTCGTCCGGCTCTGGGGTGAAAGGCAGTAGGTGCACCTCCACATCGTGCTTTTCCATCAGCGCCATATTGCGGCAAGCCGCCTCTGCTATCTCACGCAGCTCCGGATAGTTGAAATTGCTGGGTAGCTCAATAGGAATTTCTGTGGGTTCCATGC